TTATGACCCGGAATATGACCGAATTGAGCAATCTGAGGAACCTGACCTGCCATTCTTGCAACGTCTGTGCGACCAGGCTGGTCTAAGCTTAAAGGTATCAAGCGATAAAATTATCATCTTTGACAGCGCAAAATATGAAGAAATGCCCAGCGTTTATGTGATTACCAAGGGCAGGTCAGACATTATTTCATATGAATTTACATCAGCAACCAGAAATATCTATTCTGCGGCCAGGATAGAATACCAACCCAGCCTTTGGGAGGATCCTATCGAATATACTTATACTCCTCCAAATGCACCGGAGACGGGGAAAACGCTATTTATCAACGAGAGGGCGAGCAGCCTTGCGGAGGCTGAGAAAATAGCAAAACTCAAGCTTAGAAAGATAAATGCTAATGAAAATAGGGCCAGCATTACATTATTGGGGAACCAATTGCTTGTAGCTGGGGTAAATGTAACACTTTCTGGTTATGGTAATTTCGATGGTAAGTATTTTATTGAGTCTGCTGTGCATTCTGGGCCAAATTACGAGACTAAAATCGACATAAGAAAGGTTATGGGGGCATATTAAATGGAAAATTTAAAAGGCTTAATAAGGGTTGGTAAAGTCTCTGCAATATACCCAGAAAAAGCTCGTGCCCGTGTTGTGTTCGAAGCGCATAAACTTGTATCTTACGAACTTACTGTCATCCAAAAACAGACACTTAAAAATAGAGATTATTGGATGCCAGATGTTGGGGAATATGTCCTATGCGTGTTTTTGCCTACCGGCAATGCAAGTGGCTTTATCGTAGGATCTTTATATTCTGAACAGAATATTCCTGATCTTAGTAGTAATGATAAAAGGGCTATTATGTTTGACGATGGGACATATATTGAATATGACAGGAAAGCTCATTTACTGACCCTCGATGTTCCGGATGGCACGATAAATATAAACATTAATGGCCCAATCAATATTACTGCTACTGGGAATATCAATGTAAATGGTGACGTGATTGCCGATGGCATAAGCCTTAAAAATCATGTTCATCCAGAAAATGACAATGGCGGCCCGACTGATCCTCCACAGTGAGGTGATAAATGATGATAGGTATTATTGGTGATCAAAAACTCAACAGAGTAATAACTTTTACAACTTCAACTGACAAAATACTCACTTTCGATAACTTTGAACAATCCTCATCTGTTAGGCTTGGTAGACATGATGTACATATGCAAAAGCCAAAGACAGAATTTTTGGGTCCGGAACTGGACACGATATCGTTCGTCATGCGTCTTGATATTTCTTTTGGGGTTAACCCTATAGAGGAAATTAAGAAATTATATCAACTACAGAAAGATGGCGAAGCAGTGTCACTTATTATAGGCAATAGAAGCTATGGTGAAAATCTATGGGTTATTAAATCGCTTAGGCAGCAATATAGGCAAGTGGATAATCGTGGCAATCTACTTATTGCGGAATTAAATATTGAGCTGGAGGAGTATGTGTAATATGTATGAAATAACTGCAGAAAATATAAATTACATAAATTTTGCCCCTGACTCTTTGGAAGAAGAAGTTTTGCAGAATGTGAAAACGATACTCACTACTACGAAATATTCGGTGCCTCTTGATCGTGAATTCGGGTTATCAGCCACTATGCTGGATGATCCCATGCCAATTGCTAAAGCTAAGCTGACAGCTGAAATTATTACAGCAATACGCAGATGGGAGCCCCGCGCCAGGGTGGTAGAAGTTCGATATGAAGGCGATGGCATGGACGGAATATTGAGGCCGAAAGTGAGGTTTGAGTTAAATGCTTTATAATTTGCCAAATATAACGTTTGCTGAAAAAGATGTAAAGCTTATAGAAAGCGAAATTATAAGTACTTATGAAAGTCTTGCTGGACGTACACTTGCTCCAGGCGATCCTGTTAGGCTGTTTTTGCTAGCAGTTGCTTCGATAATTGCGCAGCAAAGATCTTTGATTGATTTTGCAGCAAAACAGAATCTTCTTGCCTTTTCAAGTGGGGACTATCTGGATCATCTAGGAGCATTACTGGGAGTTGAAAGACTTCCGGCATATCCTGCTATTACCACCTTGAGATTTACATTATCCGAACCTCAGCAGAGTGAAATTATCATTCCGACAGGCATTAGAGCAACTCCTGACGGCAAGCTCCACTTTGCCACAATAGAAACTATAACTGTGCCCGCAGGTGAAACGCAAATCGACGTTATGGCCAAGTGTCTTCAAGATGGAACAATAGGTAATGGATATCTACCGGGACAAATAAACAGGCTTGTGGATCCTCTCCCGTGGATTCATGGAATAGTGAATATAACTGAATCATCTGGTGGAGCTGATAAAGAAACAGACGATAATTTTCGTGAGCGCATTAGAATTGCACCAGAAAGCTTTTCAGTTGCAGGTCCATCGGGTAGTTATATTTTTTGGGCTAGAACTGCTCACCAAGATATTATCGATGTCTCGGTTACTTCTCCAAGTCCTGGTGTTGTTGAGATCTATGTGTTGCTTAAAAACGGTGGTATACCATCGCAAGAAATATTGGAGGTTGTGCTTGAGACAGTCTCAGATGAGAAAATAAGGCCTTTGACAGATTATGTATTCGTTCTTGCTCCTACGATTATAGAATATGATCTCGACGTAACATGGTGGCTTGCACGTGATAAAACTGTTGAAGCATCACAAATATCCACGGCCGTTGATAAAGCCATAAATGACTGGGTTTCGTGGCAAAAATCGGCACTTGGACGCGACATTAACCCATCTGCCCTAATATCAAGGATAATGTCTACTGGTGCAAAAAGGGCTGAAGTTGCTTCGCCGTCATTTACTGTACTTACACCCGGTGAAGTGGCAATAGCAAGATCCGTTTCGGTAACCTTTGGGGGCATAGAAGATGCGTGATCTTTATACAGTAATGCTTGAAGATTTATTACCACATTCGATACTAAGTGATGAAAAGGTTGTATTTGCTGCAAAATCTTTAGATGGTGAGATGGGATCTGTTTCTTCTTCTATTTTTGAAGCTTTGATACTACCTCGTATAGATGAACTGCCTGAAGAGGTAGTGGATTTGTTGGCATGGCAATTTCATGTTGATTTTTATGATCCGGCCTTAAGTCTTACTGCCAAAAGAAACTTGGTAAAATCTTCAATTCTTGTACATAAAAAGAAAGGAACACCTTGGGCCGTTAAGCAGGTGTGCAATGATGCATTCGGCTATGCAGAAATAATTGAATGGTTTGATTATGGTGGCGAGCCTTACCATTTTTCAGTCCTTACAGAGGGGCGTTTGGTAGATAATGCAGCATGGCAAAGTTTTTTTAGGGCACTTGAAAGTGCCAAAAACGTACGAAGCTGGCTTGACGAGATAACAATATCAAGACCATTACATCTTGACTTGTATTATGGGATGCCTGAGCTGACTAAAGGCACAACATCGCTGACCACACGCTTGCCAGATAGCATTGTTACAAAGCCATATTATGGTACGGCAACTGGCAAGCTTGGTAATATGACATTAACTACACTGCGCTGAAAGGAGGTGTTTAAGTGGCTAATTTTAAAGCAATGACATTGACCAAGGCAGGGAGGAATGTATTAGCAGCAGGGCAAACGGGGACTCCAATAATATTCACCCGTGTTAAGGCTGGTGATGGTGTCCTGCCACCAGATGCTTCAATAGCTGACATGACTGACGTAATTAATTGGATCACAGATTTGCCCATCAACAGCAATACTGTGACTGGGGATGGCATGGCAGAAGTTGAATGCATACTTAGCAATCAGAATTTGGAGCATGGATACTGGTTTAGAGAAATAGGACTTTTTGCAATGGACGCTGAGGGGAACGAAGTATTGTATGCCTATAGCAATGCGGGCGATGAACCTGACTATATACCTGCTGGGGGTGGGCCGCATGCAGTTCATATTATCTTTACGCTTATAACAGTTGTCGATCAGGTGGAGAATGTAACTGCTATTATTGGAGACAATTTAGGATTTGTTACATTTCCTCGTCTTGAAGAGGAACTGGATAATCTTTTTGCACCTTATGTCCCGGCTGACGGTTTTTGGACATTCTCGACAGAAGAAAAGAAGCTAAGGCCAGCTACTGTGGCTGAATCTTTGAAAGTACTGTTTAGATCTGCATCTGGTATAGATCCTGTTTTTGTAACGTGGAACCCTGAATCTGAAACAATAGGGTTTTTACCGATGCGTCGAGTAATTATCAGAGCTGAACGCCTCAGTGGCGGAACACCGTTATTGCAGCTCGATCAATATGATGGCAGGTTATACGGCGGAACACCGTTATTGCCACTCGATCAATATGATGGCAGGTTATATGGAGGAGATCCGCAAACATTATAAAATTATTAAGGAGGGATTTAGATGGCAGACGAAACAAAGATCATCACGGTTAAAAGGGGAACGGCAAACGAGTGGGAATCAGAGATACAACCACTCGATAAGGGAGAACTTGGCTATGATATGACGACCAATAAATATAAAGGTGGAGATGGTGAAACGCCTTTTGTAGATCTGCCGGCTTTTGTCACTGAAAAGGATGTTGATATTGAAGGCAGTCTCGTATATTCGGGTCCCAGAAGAGTACCCACTTTAACTGAACCTGTCGGTGTGGTTTTAGTTCAAAATGGAGGAGGTGCGGGTGTATGGGATAGGATTGACTTGAACGGAGAACCTATATCTACGCCAGTGGGATATTTCTCTTCGAGGCCAGAATATCAACTTCACACCACAAACATAGATTCGCAATCAATGGTCAACATCGATAAATTCCACTACGCTAGAATGTCTCTTGCTGCTGGGCCTTATGCTGGCAAGCAGGCATGGTTTATTAATAAAACGGCATTCAACGGATCTGAGGTGCATCCTGCATTTTTGAATAACGTAGGTGCCGAGATTGATAACTTCTGGGTGGGGGCATATGAAGCAGTTGCGGATGGATCAACAAAAGCTGGCAGTCAAAATAATAAACCTCCGCTAGTCTCGATTGATTTTCCTACTATGGTTAGCAGGTGTTCTGCGCGAAATGCTGGTGGCGTTACTGGTTTTAGATTGATAGATATATACCAGTTAGCGGCAATACAGTATTTAGCATTAATCGAAATGGGGGCTCCTGACTCACAGACCATACTTGGACGTGGCAATTGTGATTCTCCTATAGGATCTGCTTTTAATACTGGCTATACGAATGCTATTTGGCGTGCAATACACGAACTATGGGGTAATGTATGGTGCATGGTGCAGGGCATAGAAAATAGAGCTGGTGTACTTTGGATATGGAACAAAAATGGGTCGCAGTCATGGGTTAACACAGGAGTTACCCTACCAAATAACGGATGGGTAGTTAACATGGCAGATACGGCAGGAAGTGGGTTTGATCTAAAAGCGCTATTTATTCCATCAACCACCACACCATCTATGGGGCAAGGGTCTTGGAGTGACTATTTTAATATAGTCAAAGATGGCACTACTAAAGTTTGCTATCATGGCGGCAGCTGGAATTACGGCTCGCATTACGGGTTGTTCAGATTGGATTTGACCAGTCCCGCGTCGAACTCGTACACGTATATCGGCGGGCGCCTCGCAAAGGTGTAATCTGGGGTGCTGATATGCTGGATTCTGATGCCGGAGCGACAGCGGAGGCAAGCTCAAAAAGGAGGTAATTTTATGAGGATAATCAAGTTTCCTGCACAAAACAGTATGGAAGCATGCAATATTGAACTGCCGTACAGTCCAGAGCGTAAGGAATACTCAATATTCTGGACACCGTTCGGTTACAGGTATGCAGAAGGGGTAGGCAATGTGCTGACTGGCATTGACGGGGAAGTTAAGGTGCTTGAGATAGCACTTGAAGGACAGTCAGGTTATCAAATCATTAACTCAACCGTAAATAACGTAACTGTATCGAATGCACCTTTAGAAGAAGTTTTAGCCGACCTGGCCGAAAAAAAGAAAGCCGAAATAGCCAATGCTCGTTATCAATCAGAGATTGGCGGTATTGAATACAATGGTGCACAAATTCATACCGACCGTGAAAGCCAAGCTAAAATACAGGCTGCAGCAATGGTTGCACTTACGAGGTTAACACAAAGCAGTTTGCCTACAGAAGTACAATCTTTAGTTGCTTTACTGCCTGCATCGTTAGATTGGAAAGGTAAAAATGAATGGTTGGAAGCTGACGACGAAACTATTATTCAGCTGGCTTTCTTGGTGTTTAATCACGTTCAACAGTGCTATCAACGAGAAAGGCAGTTACAGGAACAGATAGAACAAGCAACCACAGTTGAAGGATTAGAGGTGATAGTGTGGGATGAACAGATTTGATGAATGTGTAAATGTTGTAGTTGGTTTTGAGGGTGGTTTTTCCGACCACCCTCAGGATAGTGGTGGTAGGACTAAATACGGCATCACGGAAGCAACGTTAAGCGCTGCCTATAGGGCTGGCATTGTGCCTCATAACAACATCAAAGACTTAACCGTAGAGGAAGCAAAGACAATATATAAAGTGAACTACTGGGATAAGTGCAAATGTGATGACCTGCCTAAACCGCTAGACCTTTATGTCTTCGATACAGCCGTAAACTGTGGTGTTGGTACAAGTGCTAAATTTCTACAAGAAGTGATCAATAAGGTGGTTGGTGCTAATATTCTTGCTGTAGATGGCA